TTTTTAATTTGTTTTATACATAATGTCAATAACATATATTCATTATGGTGGTGTAACTTTACTCCAACTACCACCTTGAGTCGCTGTTTTTTTACTCCAACTACCACCTTGAGTAGCTGTTTTTTTACTCCAACTACCACCTTGTGTTGGAGTTACTTTTTGCCAAGCTATTGGACCACCAACCTCTCCTACACTAATTGTAGCAGAAACACCAGTTAATCCCATTACCATTTCTGTTGGAGAAATTGATCCAACTCCAGACGTTGCTGATTGGCCAGATAATCCTACAGACATTTCTGTTGGAGAAAGAGAACCTACTGAAGAAGTTGCACCAACTCCACTTATATTAAATATTTGCGCATCACTAATTGTTAGAGATCCTACAGAAGCAGTTGCCGAAACTCCTGTTAATCCCATTACATCAGCTGGTGTAATAGCACCTACTGAAGCTGTTGCACCAATTCCACTTAATGGAACTCCAATTACTGGATCAACAGAACCAACACTTACAGTTGCCGAAACTCCTGATATTGCACCTGCTGGCCCAAATTCTAATCCTAGAGTTCCTAAAGATGATGTGGCACCTTGACCACTTAATCCAACAGTCATTTGAGTTGGAGAAATTGATCCAACAGCTGTTGTTGCTACTCCACTAGAGTCAACATCTACAACAACTGTCATTGCTGATTCGCCCCAGTTTTCAGTACCCCAAGTATCGCTACCCCAACCTTGTTCGTTAAATGCTGAAACTTCTCCAACTGAAGAAGTTGCACCTACTCCTGTTATATTTACTACTGGGTTATCACTGTCTCCCCAAGGTTCTTCGCCCCACTCGGACCTACCCCAACCTTGATTTGCTGAGCCAACAGCTTCACCTACCGAAGCAGTGGCTGAAACACCAGTTAAAGTTATTGTATTTGCACCATTCCAACCTTCTTCACCCCATCCATCTGAACCCCATCCTTGTTCATTAAATGCAGATAATTCTCCCAGAGAAGAAGTGGCACCTACACCAGTTAAAGATGCATCAACTTCGTTTTGATTACCCCATTGATTATCGCCCCATGAACGCATTCCATAAGAAGCAGCTGTGGGAGTATTTACTTGACCTCCCATATTAGAGGTAGTGGTATCAAAATAATAAAGAGGGTCCGGTGCAGCTGGTTGTTCTCCGCCAGCTGATACTTGAATTTGAAGATAGGCATCTGCACTTCCTGGAGTTCCTGAAGTATCAACTCCCGTTGTATAAATAGAACCACCTGCATGGGTACCATCGCTTGTTGTAGAAAATCTAAAATTATAACCTTCGTTAGAACTATCAGAAAGGTCAAATTTATATAGACCACCTTCTGCTATATTTATGGTTGGTTGTTGAACACTATCAATATAATATTTACCACCACTAACCGTGACGGTAAATGTTCTTATAAAGGCCATAAGGACTTACCTCCTTATGCTATCCGAATTATCGCTGTAGTTGCTGCCGCTGCGGGAAATTGAACTGTGAAAGTTCCGCTTGATACCGTTTTATCACCACCAAAAGCTACTGCACAAACTGCTGCGTCTGTTGCATGTGAATCATTAAAAATTAAACATCCATTAGCTGTGAAAGAAGCTGATGTCCAAGAGACATCTGCAAAATCACAGACTGCAGTTGATGAATCTAAAGTTGGTGTAACACTTGTTAATGCTTTTCCTTTTGCAGAATAAGAAGTTCCTGAAGTGTTTGTTATTTCATTAGTGCTTGCGTAAGCAGTTGTTGATGCGCCTAACGTTGCTGAACTAGTATACAATGCTAAGTTAAAAGTATTTCCTGTGGTAGCAGTAAAATTATGCTCTGCTTCTAAAATTTCTTGTTTAAAGCTATTACAAATTGCCGATGTTATTGCCATAATTTATCTCCTAATTACTGATTCGCAGATTCAATTGGTATACGGACAGTACCATCTGTATAATCATCTCGTCTACGTCTCCCAATTTGCACACTTGCAAATTTTTGTAGTTCAGTTTTATACTTATTTTCATATAGTGTCAACATATCCATTGGACCTTTTAAATATCCATAGGCTTCCACCAGAGAAGCATAAAGTAGCCCTTGTGGGAAGTACTTACTTATGTAAGTTCCACTTGTAGCAGTTCCTAATCCAGTAGGCACTACATTTCCATGAATATTTATTAAATAATTAGCATCAGGTGTAGGAGCCATTATAATATTTCCTGATGTAGTTGAGCCAGTTCCAGTCGCTCCTCCAAACATAGCATAATATTTAGGTAACCCTGTAGTATCTTGCCCTGTAGATCCACCTTCAGGACCAGTTAATTCTCCCACATATTCACTTATCAAAGTTCTATCTCTTTTTTGAAGCCAATAGGTTCTACCTGTTCTAGAAGAAGTAGAATTAAAAAGTTCAATACCTCTTACAAAAACCATACCTGCAGGAACTCTAACAGTTTGAACATCTGCGGCTAAGGTTCCTTCATACTCCACTCTATCTGAATCCATAGGAACATCATAAAAAATTCTATATTCTGCATTTTCTATAAATCTGCCTAGAAGAGCACCACTAAAAACAGTACTATCTACTTCAGTATAACTTCTAATGTCCGATTCTAATTCTGAAAGTGTATATCCAGCCATAATTATTCTCTATCATTCACGGGTCCAATTGTACACAGAAAACCGCCTCCTGTATCAGTACTACTTGCATTTGAAACAAGAGGTACTGTTAAAGAATTATATTGAGTTTCGGTTGATGGTTGACCTACTGTATTAACTGTTGTTGCAACTGCTGTTGCTAAATATGAACCAAAAACTTTTGCACCGCTTGAATGAGTTCCCGCTGTAGTATTAGTGGGAGTTACTCCTTTATAAGGAGCGGCTGTACCCCTAGTACACCCAGTTAAATCATTACTTGATTTTCCAGTATACTTAATAGTTTCATTAAAATATTGTCCATAAGTAGAAGAACTTGAATCCTGATCCACTTTTTCTATTACAATATATCCAGAGCTTGGAAACTCACTTGCATCCGTCAAAGTAACAGTAGTAGCAGAATCAGATATATCCCCGTTTAAAGTAGTCTCTAATTCTAACGTTGTTATTGCAACACCGCCCACGGGACTTTTAACTTCTCTAAATCTTACATAAGTTGTTCCAGCATTAAAACCATTACTTGGAAAAGAAATACTTAAGGTTGTTGAAGAAGCTGTGGTTGTAAATGGATTATATGGTAAAAGATCTTCTGTTGCAAATTCTGTTCGTGCAGGTTTAGCATGTTCTAAAGCTTGTGGATCTGCACCGTGTGGTCTTGGTGAAACTTGTGGTTGCTTAGGTTCATATTCAGAATTATGTACCCATGCACCAGTCCATTCTTGAACCATTTCTCTGTATGGAAATGCGGCTCCAGAACGATCTGAAATCATTAATGAATATCTACCTCTAGAAAATTTTCCCATTATATATTTGGATAATAAGTTTTCGGTGTAATATACGTACTCGCTGCTGATCCATCCTCCGCTAAAGCTCTTGCTAATTCATCTTCATAAAATAATTTTAATTCTTGTGTTCTTTGTGGTGCATATTTTTGAGATAAATAAAATGATAAACCAGCAACCATAGAAGGAACAAATCTATAAGGAGCATCAGTTGCATTTGTATAAGCTCCTACGTCTTGAATTCTTTTAACAAAATAAATGTGCATATCTTTAGATGCAGCTGTAGAATTAGGTGTTGGGTAAATTGTAATTGTAGTCTTATCTACAAATCTTTGTACCCAGAATTGACTGGGAGTTCCTTTAGTTAATTTGTTAGAAAAAGCTGCATAAGTTGATCTTGCAACTTTTGTCATAGGTAAATCAGTTTGATCAGTTTCAGTTCTATCAGTTCTATATTGAGCAGATAAAACATCAGATAATCCATAAGTAGAAGCACCAGAAGTTCCACCTACTGTAGTAGAAGATGTTCCATCATCTGATGATCTATAGAAAGTATACTCTGCTTGACCTTCAATTAAATCAACATTGGTATCACCCACTTCCCAAAAGTGGATTCCTCTATTACCCCATTCTTGAAATAAAATATTTAATGATCTTCGTGCGCTATGTATTTGATGACCCGCAGAACCAACAAGACCTATTCTCTCATAAGCTTCTGAGATTATATCATCAATCGCAAAATTCTTTTCAAATGTATATGAGCCAGATGTTGTGTTTGCCATCTAAACTCCTATCCATAATAAACAGTAACATGTGTAGTTATAGCATTTATAACTTTAAGTTTTGTTCCACATCTAATTCCTGTTCCTGGTAACATAATAACACCTGAAACAGATTTACTGTCTCCTGCGTCTGAATCATTTGTTCTTGGAACATCTACTACCCATATTGCTGTCGTATCATCATAAACCGTAATAGTTCCGGCTGCTACGTTATAAGGTTGTACCCAAGAAACTCCTAAAATTCTTGCAGGACCATCAAACACTGTAGTAGTTGTTGCGGTCGTTATGTTCGCTGTTTTTATATCCACTGGATATGTACTCATATTTTCTCCTTAAGTGTAAGCTCCCGAAGGAGCTCACATTATTTTATTAACTTAGGTTTCTATTTTGAAGGTATTGAACCGTCAAAACACCAGTGCCACTACCGCCGGCAACAGAGTCATAATAGATAGTAACATCAGATGTACCAATGTCTTTCCAATTTCCTTCTGTTCCAGTATAAGCTGCAGTTACTCTGTGATTTCCAACAACCGTAGCTGGTAAACCATCACAATACAGATCAGCATCATCTGAAGTACCAATGTCCAGTGTGTTAGTCCCACCATCCCAAGCAGTTTGTATCAAAACATAAAAATTAATGATTTGGCTGTTTGCTGGGATAATAATAGAGCTAGCTGTGTTTGCCGCAAGTTCAGTAATCGCCGCTGATTGAGCGCATACTAATGTACCAATATTAGCTGACGATCCTTGTCTTATTGTTCCGGATTTTACTGGTCCGGAAAATGTAGTTGTACCCATAATATTCCTCCTAGAATATTTAAATGTAGTCCCTAGGGGATAGTCGACTATACGCGTCTACATTTAAGTTTTGTTAAATTTGTATAGTGATTTATTTATATAGTAGATTTATATAGAGTGCAAGAGGTCCTTGCAGAAATACGTTATTTCAGCGATGTGGCGTTTATCTAAGTAGCCACAGAAACTTGGGCGGCAGCATTATCAATTGCATTTTCTCTATCTGCAATCTTACGTTCCTCGGCTTTAATCTCAGTGATAACATTTTTAATAGCGTTATCAATTTCGACCATATTGAGAGTATATT